ATTAAGGCTGATTGCGTCACCCCCAGTGGCAAAATTAAGCCCGAAATTGCACAAGGTCCATTGCGTAAAGACATCTACGAATTTCGATATTGGGACCCCGCAACTGGTTTAGTCAGCGGAGACCCAATGAGTTTCGAAGAAGTTCGCGACGCATTGCGAAAAGAGCTCAAATTGAGAGAGCACAAAGGAAAATCAGAAATGAATTCTTGCATTGATTACGCCCGTGAAATTTTGGCACAAAGCCCCGAAGATGAGAAGTTGGCCGTAGAAGTTGCCATGGCTGAGCAAAAAGCGAAGATGGAGAAGATTCGAGCCAAAGCCAAGTACGTAGCCCGAGTCAAAGCCGACTACGAGAGAGCCGAAGCATTTGAAAAAGCCACTCGGCCACCCCCCGCCTCAGAGGTTCCACTCCCTGAGGATGCATTTCAAGTGAAGCCCGATGAAGACACGGACTATCACGTAACAGCAATTCGCAACATGAGCATCAAAAATGCGATTGCTTATCTTTCGAGCCAAGTTCTACCAAGAAGAATTGGTCATTACATCAATAGAGCTTTCCACAAATATGATCCACTCGAAGACATGTCACTCGACGTTAAAGCGCACGCAAAAGACATCAAGGAAACCAACACGTTCTGGAACAAAACAAAGAATTTGTTTAAGAAAATGTGGGCCCTGTGCACCATCAAGAACCTGCTCGGCATTTTGGCCGTGGTAGGCATTGGGTATGTCGGCACAAAAGCCGTCATAGAAAGACGTCGCTACAACAAGAACAAAGTAGCAGACTTTCCATCAACTGACATGGACAGAGAAATGTGGAAGACCGGCATTTACCGAGCCGAAACCGGAGAAGATGGCGGATCCTTCAAATACCGTCAATACTGGCCGGCATGGTACGGACAACAAAAGGTCTATGACACGGAAGCTCTAGACGATGAGGACGTGGAGTTCGAAGATGAAGACGTTGGAAAGATGCCAACGAAAAAGTGGCTACGCGAATTTGGCGTAAAAGAAGAAAACATCGAAGAGATGTATGAGGAATATGCTGAATTCAAGAAATTCAAGCAGGCATACCAATCGGGCAAAAGCAAAGGCGTCCATCCCAAGCGCTCACGAGCACCAGCAGCGCCAAAATCCAAAGTAGTGAAGGCTCAAGCATGGGGCAACTCCAATGCAGAACAAATCGGAGACGTAGTTTCTAGAAACATGCGTACAATGAACCTCTTAGGTTATGAAAAACACGTATTTGTTATGCTGAAGGAGCGTCGCTTCATTATGAACCATCACTCAATGGCAGCAATCCAGGCCGCATCAGATCTTTCAGGACAAGGAACTGTGGAAGTTAAATTCCTTGGCGCAATTGAAGGAACAGAACTATCCCTTCATTCCATCACATGGGAAAAAGTGACGTACAAGGGTGAGGAATACGATTTAATTATTGGAACCCTCCCCAAGTACGGCATTCCCTGCGCCAAAGACATCACCCCGCACCTTGTGCGAGAAAGTGATTTGACCCAACTTTTGGGAAAAACCGCAGTTCTTACTGTTCCTGGATCATCATGTATGATGCAAAAAGTCGCAACCATCCGCGGCTTGACCACCCAAGAATCCTTGCATGAGTCAACGGGCATTAGAACCATTTCAAAAATGGTAGAAATGCGCGGACGAACTGTAGCAGGTGATTGTGGAGGTCTTTAC